GTCTCGACCCCTCGGCGTTCGTCAACATCAACGCCTTCTCGATTCTTACCGGTGGTTTGATCGAGGTCAAGATGCTTGAAGGGTTCAACAACCCAACATTCATCGGTGACCAACTGATGCAAACCGTTCCCACCAAGCTCAACGGCCAGAAGGTCATCGGTCTTAACCCGATTGGTGATCGTGCTGCTCGTCGTCAACCTGGTCAGCCTCATCCTCGTACTCAATACGGGGAACGCTGGATTCAAACTCCTGAGACCCGTGAAAACGCCTTGGCCATCGATGTGACCAAGGAAGCCGTTTTCTATGATCTCACTGGCGACATCCTCAACAACGCAATGTCCATTGGCGAAGAGCTTGGATACCGTCGTGAGCTTGAAATGCTCCAGTTGTTCGCTGGCGTAGTCAACAACTTCAACTGGAAGGGTACTGGCTACAACACTTATGTTGCTGCTGCTGGTAACACCCTCGGTTACGCTGGTAACCTGGTTGTTTCCGATGCCAACCCATTGTATGACTGGACCTCGATCCAAACCTCATACTTGGCGTTCAGCCGGTTTACCGATCCTGACACCGGCAAGCGTATCCTTGTCAACCCAACCACCTTGGTTGTTTGCCCAGGTAAGCTTGCTACCGCCAACCTCATCCTTGACTCGCTCACCACCCAGTTCCGTACTGGTGGCGCTCAGTCTTCCGCCAACCCTCTCTATGTCAACAGCGGAGCCGGGAATCCTGTATCGAACTTCGGTTCGTACAAGGTTCTCACCAGCCCCTTGCTTGAGCAAGAGCTTGTTACCGGCGGTTACACCACTGCGCAGGCAACTGCGACTTGGTTCCTTACCGACACCACCAAGGCCTTCAAGTACATGCAGAACTATCCTCTGCAAATCCAACAGGCCAGCCCACAAAGCTACAACATGGTCGACAACGGCCTTGTTGCCAGCTACTTCGGTCATGAGCGTGGTATCCCAGCCGTATGGAGCCCTTGGCATTCGTCCAAGAACACCTCTGCTGCTTCCTAATAACACTTTGGCAGCGTAAGCTTCCAATAACCCCGGGGCCTCAAAACCCCGGGGATTCTTTCCCTTAATGTTTATAATGATGTGAGGTGAACTGCGATGAAAACAAATACGATTAAAATGGGTATTCCGAAATTAAAGACATACGCTGTTTCGTACCCAAATTTGCCTGTTGTTGAATATGAAGTTGCGAATCCTGAAGTAGCTATTGAGAACTATAGGATACAGTTTAATCTGGCTCCTGAAAGACCTTACAGGTCGTACACGATCAAAGAGGTATTCAATGGCGATTGATCAAGCGGCAACAAATGTCCAAATCGCTATTGAAAACATTTCGGCAAAGATTGCCGAGTTGTCTGCAAATCCAAAACCATCGTACCAAATCGATGGTCAGCGGGTTGAACATACAGAGTTTTTTAGGATGTTGTGCCAGCAACTTGAAGAGTTGCGCCGAATCCAAATGAAACTCCAAGGCCCTATTATCAAGTCAAGCCGTGGTATAAGTTACTAGGAGATCAAATGTTATCCGCACCTCTTTCAAATGTTTATGCTGTCGCTGGTGATTACACAGTACTTCCTGCTATTGCTGGAAAAAGGATTGTTGTAATTTCGTCCTTGATCACCAGTTCTGCCGCAATTACGCTTACATTCAAAAGTGCGTCTACTGCCATTACTGGCCCAATGTATGTAGGCGCTAGCGGTCTGATAAACCTGGATGCCGTCCACGGCCAAACAGGCCAAGACGAGTGCTGGATTTTGAAAACTAATGTTGGTGAAGCATTGGTGATTACTGCCTCTGCTGCTGCTACTATTGGCGGATACATTACTTATCGCTACGAGCTTGTCTAATGGAAGAAGCTGCCAGGCTACTATTGAGCATTGCGCAAAGTGGCCCACAGCGTACAGGTATGCTTATACCTGAAAGTGCATTGCATAGGCTTGGCGGACAATTGTTGGAACAACTATGGGAAAACTTGTCAGTTCCCGTGGAGTATGTCAACGGGGTATTTACCAGGTCTGAAGAAGGTGAATATCCCAGGATGGAGACAGGTGATCTTAGAAATTCTATTCAATACAAACTAATACCTAATGGTATTGAATTAGGATATACCAAAATAGAAGGACATGATTCAGAAGCATACGGAGAAGAATTGCATTATGATATGGGACGAAAAGGTCCTGCAAATTTAGTTCACGAAGAAGGATCGACTTTATTGGATCAAGTTTTTGGTGTAGGAAACTATACCATATCAGAACATCCATACCGATTGATTGAGGTATAATGTCAGACTTACTCGACATTACTGAAGATTACCTTGTGTTTGACAATCTTATTACTGTCACATACACGCCTTTTTCCACGCCTAGAACTCCTGTAACAATTGAAAATGTAAAGCGTTATCCTGCAACCCAAGTTCCTGCTTCTGTTGGTGGAACCAGTGTTCCAACCGTTGGCACCAAGTTCTGCATATTCAAGAACGAACTCGGATATGCACCTGAGCCAAACGGAAAGATTGTTGACCAGGATACAGGACGAACTTACCGCATTCTTGGAAATGTGGAGACAAGTTGGTCCAATCGCTGGGTGATCACAGGAATCATTGACGCTGGAGAAACCCTGTGAGCGTACTAAACGATATTCTTGTTGCAATCAAAGCCAGACTGGATGCGGTTACTCCAGCGTTGCCTACAACGGTAGTAAGGAAGAAACTGGTCATTCTTCCCGAAGATACTTTGCCCATGCTTGTAATTGGTCTGACCGAGGGTGAGCAGGTAAAAGATCAATTCTTCGGCGGTATTTTTTACGAATATCCAATTGGTGTTTGCTTGGTTGAAGCTGGTAACAGGGAATATGTTACAGGGCTTGACACATCGGTTGCGCTAAGGGAGACAATACGAGATGCCTTGGTTCTTCGTCGTAGCGGAAATCCTTTGGGCTCTGTATCTGCTGTGTGGGACATCGATGTGTCGTTAGGATCACCTCTGATGATTCCTATCTCTGGTACTGGGTCAAATTACCAAGCATCAAATGTGAGGCTTAAAGTAACAACATCTGAGGCAAGGCCTGCTTAGGCCGGGAGTAAACAATGCCAATTTCAGGAAAGACCGGGACTGTAACATATGTGCTTGCTAATCCTCCAGGAACAGTTGTAAATCTTCCAGCCAATAACTGGAAGATTGATGATACTGCTGATGCTCTTGACACCACTCACTTTCTTACCGGTGGAATGCAAGACAATGTAGACGGTATTCGCAGAGGATCTTATACGATCTCTGGACCTATTCTTGGCTCAGCTGGAACTACTCCAACCGTTCTGCCTTCACCTGGAGTTGTCGCTACTGTAACCCTTGGGTCTGGCGCAATTACTTGGGGTACTGATTTTGTTCTGATTACCAAAGTCGGAACAAAATTATCTGTAGATGGTCACTACGAGTATGAACTTTCTGGTAAGTCTACTACAATAGACGACGCATAAGGAGTAATCAATGCCTACAAGTCCTGGGTTTTCGGGTAAGTATGGGTCAGTACTTATCGGATCAACTGAAATTCCAGCATATGACTGGACGGTTGATGCTGAAGTTGATGAAATTGATGGCACCACATTTATGTCACGCAAAGGGGCGGATACTTTTGCGCAGCAACAAATGCTTGGTGGTATTGGCAAATACAACATCAGTTTCAATGTAAAGCCAAATCTTCTTACCACATCAACGGGCCTTTCTGTTGGTGCAACTGTGGTGGTCACACTAAATGTTAACAGCGGTCTTACCGCTTATACAGGGCCTATTCGTATTACTTCCAACAGTCGAAGTAACGACATCAAGGGAGCTACCGAGCTTTCCATTTCTGGAACAAGCTTGACCAGCGTTTAAGTGGGAATGTAAATGCCATCTCCAAAAATGTGGTCTGGTTACTTTGGCAAGGTAATGATGGAGTACCGTGATTACCCAAAGCCATGTGGGAGTCCAATTTTTAACTCACCAGACCCATTGGCATTTCCTGTACCTGCTATTGACAACGACTACATGACCTTCAAGGAATGGACTATTACCTTAAGCATGACAATGCTTGAGCGAAATATGCCAACATCAAGAGGCGAAGGGTGGTATCCTACTCTTCCTTCTGGTGAAATTTCCTTGTCCGGTCTTGTTCCAAAAGGCGGCAACCCAGGGTTTTACTTGGGCTGTCCGTTGTTTTGGTATTTGGAATTGAAGGATGGGCCCACAATTCTTGCTCGAAAACTTCCTGTAATTGTAAGCAAGATGGATTATAATAATTCCGTAACAGGGCCTTATGGAATATCCGTTAGTGCGAAAGTGGATTACTCTTTTGATGCTAGGTCTAGCGATCCAACCTATAATGGTTGGGTTGACATGCTTAACAACAAGATCAATCCTAAGACCCCGACTCTTACCAACTATCCGTGGACATTGAAAGGGAAAACACCGTGAGTAGACACAAGGGACCAAGTGCTAGTGTGCATGCCAATCTCGGCAATGCTGCTGGCCCTCAGCCGTTTAAAATCAAAGATAGGGAGTTTCATTACAGCCTTCTTGATCAAGCCGCCAAAGCAAAGCTGGAAGGCATTCTTAAGTGTCGTGCCAGGGAAGTCCTTAAGCAGGACAAGGACTTCATGTCGGACGATGAATACGGTATTGCCTACAGCGTGTATCATGAAAAGGCTTTGACCGGATCGTACACATTTGGATCCAAAGCATTCAAGGAATGGTTCAAAACGCAGGATGGTATTGCAAATGTTCTTAATGTTTGCACTGGAGTTCCTGTTAGCGAATGGAATTCAATCCTACAGGAATCTCCTGGCGAGGTTGCTGAGTTGATTGGCTTGATTATGGATATCTCCTTCCCAAACTGGCGTGCGACTCTGACGGGTCAGTAGAGGGACCTTACAGTAGTCGCAGCAAACAACATCACATCCTGAACATTGCTCAAACATATGCCACGCTGACATCCGAGCCTTTTTGTCTTACCTACGAAGAGATTTCAAAGCTGACAGACAGGCAAATATTTGAGCATCAGTTCAGGCCCAGGGATGACAAAGGTAATCCCAAACCACTTCCTGCTCCTCAGCTATACAGGGAAGTGAAAGATGTGCAGAAAATGAAGATGGAATACTTCATGACTGCTTCAGCGTTTGGTATGAACCCAAAAGTAATTCAAGACAATTGGGATGAATACGAACGAAAAGGATACAACTAATGAGTGTATCAGTAACAGGTAATGATCTTGGAAGCATGGGCGCTCCGTCTTCGGATACCGCCCTTGCTCCGCTTATTGCTGCACTTACACAAAACAGTAATTCTCTTTCTACGCAATCAGGGGCACTCAGTGCGGTAGAGGTTGCAGCAAGCAGACTTGCCAATGGAATCGATCAGATTGCTAATGCATTTGCTGGATTTGCAGCATTTACTGCGGCAATCACTAGCCTTCATGTTGGAATTGAAAGACTTACCGCAGTAG